TTGGTATAGCCTGAAGCCTTTCCGAATGCCATAATAATTCTCCTTTAGCATTTAGATTACAGATGCAAACTATTAATTACGTATGCGAAGGCTATGTACTACTAGGGTGCGTTCTTTAGAAAGTTGGCCTACCTTCTATTAAACGGGCCATGAGACATTAGGTTGTCCGATAGAGATTAGTATTGTTTGCTAAGTTATTAATAGTGCCGGGTAACCGTAGTTAATACCTAGCGGGGCCGACACTATTACATTGTACATATAGTTATATCATATATAACTAAGATGTCAATAGGTTTATCGGGCATTTCCCGACATATCGTAAACAAATTTACCTGTACGAATAGATTCCATAATTTCATCGGAAAGGGATTCGTACTGCTGGGCAGACATTTTGTTTACTTGTGACTCAGAAAATACACCAACTTTACTTTCAGTTTCTGGTGCATTGTTTCCGCTACGACTATTTACAGAACGAGCGGCGTCACGATTACTAGATGTTTTCTTTGCCTTGATACCCATGTCAGCTTTATACAAATCAATTGCACGAGAGGCTGAACGAGCATCGCTATCATTTTCATACAGTGCGTCTTGCACCCACTTAGGCTGTTCTTCTACCCATTCATGGAATTGATCACTGTCACGAATATCGCCAAAGTCAGGGTGTGCCTGTAACAATTCAACCTCAGCTTTTTTACGACTAGCTTCGGCTTTCATTTCGTCAATTTCTTTTACACGGTTTTCCAAACCTTCTGCTTGCTCACGTGCTTTTTTAATTGCAATTGTTTCTACAATAGCCGCTACGTCTGGATACTGTTCCGCCCAAGCTTCTATGTCACTATCGGACTTAGGTAGTTTAATCTCTTGCTTAGTAGATTGCTCTAGTTGACGTTCAAGTTGTTTAAACTTTTCGTCCCAAGACTTTTCTTTTTCTTGCATATGGCGTCTAAGATCACCGTAGCGTTTCTTAAAACTCTTATCTTCTGGATTTACAGGTTCTTGATCGTCTTCCTGTACTGCCTCTTTAGTTTCGCCATTCTGTTCAGCAATAAGTTCGTCAAGTTCTTCTTGCTCTTGCTTACGGCGTTCTTCATTAGAGTATTTACGGTTTGCAAATGCTGCAACTTTAGGTGTCTCTACTTCACCTACAACAGTAGTATCATTCATTTTCAGTTCTTTCATACTGGGGCCACCGTAGCCTGTGTTGGCAGGGGGATGAGTAGCCAGTCAAATTAGCGAATTAAATACGTGCCGCTAAACCACGTTTAGGTGTAGGTTCATCTACAACTATTTCTTCATTGTACATATCCATAGATGATAAATCCGGACCTAGTACTTGACTTAGTACAGCA